TCTGGACTTCGTGGGGGTACTTCTCTCTGGCGTTGGGGTCGTACTTGATCTTCCCTGTTTCGAGGGAGGCTTTTCTGGCCTCGTTGGCCAACGCCTTCAGTTTGTTGGAATGATCGGCGTAGATCTCTTCGATCAGAGTTCCTGACGACAGAGTGTGAGCATCATTCGTTTCTGCCAGCTTGGTGCTGGTGACAGTACGAAGTTCTGTCTTGCCGGTCTTCCGATTGATGTAGGTTGCGCCAGTCGGTTCGTAGACCAACTCACCGGTCGTCTTGTCGATCGGGCCACCGTCTTTTGCCGAACGACCCTTACGATCTGGAACTCGAATCTCAGCCGAAGCTCGTGAGATCAGGGTTCTTGCTCCTGCGTTCTTTCCGCCCTGATACTTCTCTTTGAGTGCGCCAATGCCGTTGTCGAGTGCAGACCGCTTGTAGTCGAGACCATGCTTTTCGGCATCGATCACAACCATGGAGTGGCGGACGGCTCGGGCTTTCTCGTTGTCCGTGGCACCACGAATCGTCATGTCAGTGATGAGATTGGAGATCATCCCCATCTCGATTCCCTTTTGACGAGCGGTCATCTTCGGCATCCCGGGATAACCAGGATAAGCGCGTTGTGGATCGAACCCCTTCAAGCCTTCAAGTGGAGGAGCAGTCTTGATCAGCCTCTTGTTGTTGGGGATGACCAGAACAGAGTCACCGTCGAAGTCCGCACCCGACAGACGTTCGGCCACCTTACTGTGGATGCCGATTGCGTCTGGTGCACGACCCAGAAGTTTCTTCGCTTCGGGATTGCGGTTGTTCACGGTGAGTTCTGGAATCTCGAAGATCCCACCGTGAGGATAGCGAATGAGAACGACTTTCTCACCGTCTTCGAAGTTCGGAGCGTAGACTTCCGTTTCCTTCATCGAATTGACGGGGAGTATGACGTGAGAGCTCTGTCGAGGCAGTGCGGCTGCCTTGAGGTGAACGGCGTCGTAATCGGCGCTATCTGCGTAGGCGTCCAGAAGCTTCTTTTTGACCGCAGCGTTGTTGGTGTTCAGAATCTCGTCGAGTTCTTCGCGCTTCCTCTTGTACGTCAGATCGAGCTGATCCTTCGCCAGGGTGCGACTCTGCTTGGACAGGAATTGTGAAGATAGCGTTCGACTCCACTCATCCCAGCTGCCTTCTTCATTGACGATGTTCAGCGCCGAAGTAACACGCTTCTTACCGTCTGATCCGGCTTCCTGAATCTGCCTGCTGATAGAAGCTCCGAACGGATTGTCCGGGTCGTTCTTCATCGGCTTCATCGCATCGAGCTTGTTTCCGGTAGAGCTCTTGTTGGTGTTGAAGAGAAGGTCGACTCCTGCAGGGAGGTCTTCCTTATACAGAGCCATGCCCTTGAGGTAGTGCGTGCCGTTGACGGCGATGCGTACCTGAGCGTAGCGAGAGCCACCGAGAGACAAGTCTTTCACACCGGGACGGACATAGATAACCCCATCAGCATCGGTTCCGCCTTGTTCGGCATACCGAATAGCAACCCTTTTAGAGTCGATCGACAGAGGTGGGAGAATCTGTTCGAACGTCCGTCCACCGTCTTCGGTGAAGCGAGGGATCTGCTTGATTTTGTCTCGGTTGAGATACACCTCTCGCTGAGTTGTACCAGGTGCAGCAAGAACCTTGACGGTGGTGTCTTTGCCGGTACCGAGCTGCTTCACCTTGATTCGGTGAACGGCGTAACCTTCCTCTTTGAGGTGGGCGACTGCCGTTGCCAACTTGGTGGAGCTCATTCCGAGATGCTGCTCCACACCCGCACCGATGTCGACGTACTGCTTGGACGCGACTTCTTGCTTGAGCATGTCCGAAGTAGCGGTGAGGATTTCCGCACGATCCTTCTCGCCGGGAGCGAGGAGAGCACGAACTGAGGATTCGTTGAGTCCCATGCGTTCGCCAATGGCGACGTTGGACCAACCCTTGTCCTTCAGACGCTGGGCCATGTTGATGTTGGCCTGCTTCTGCGCGTTCTTCTCGATGGACTTGGCGGCGCGAAGTTGTGTCGTGCTGATTCCGAATCCACGAGCAATCTCGGCCTCGGTGAGACCACGTGCTTTGAGAATGTCGACACTGCCGTTGAACGTGGTTCCGAGTTCTTCCTTGTCTTTGCCGGAACCCCAGGGGTAGCGGCCAGACTTGCGGAGGATGCCGTAGTGAGCGAGGTGTTCTTCTTCATCCATCAGCACTTCAGATACACCTCTCCGCTAGATCGATTCTTGCTTCAGAGCTTCGATGCGCTTGTCGAAGGTGACTATTCTGTCCATGATGTAAACGATCTCTTCCGGATCCCCAGGATACACACGAACTTCGTCGCTCTGATAGATGCGAAGTTCAGTAGTGATCATGTGTGGTTTAACGCCATACTCAAGACAGAACAGTGCCGCGTAGACGTAGAGTTGCTTTTCTGACGTCTTGGACACGCCGCTCTTGTAGTCGTGAATCCTGAGCTTATCCTTGCGGAAGCCAATCGTGTCCGCAGTCCCGTAGCAGTTTATGGAGTAGAACAGGATCTGTTCCGGAGTCATCCCGAACCCGATGGCGTCATTGACGTACATGTTCAGGGTCTCGGAGTTGTCAGGCTGCCTTCTACCGAGCCGGATGGCCATCCGGGCGTACTCATGTAGCTCGACGCCTCTACGGGCTGCCTGAGCCAGCAGGAAGGCTCTATCGAGCTTGTCGTCGGAGTAGTTAATCCAGTGATAATTGCTAGCGCCTAGGAAGGCGTGAGTTCCTGTTAGGTTCGAGTGCTTGTTGAAGAGCACGAATGACGTCCTGTTCATTGGAGGGACAGATGAACGCGGCAAACGACATCTCGTTCAGCATCTGGACGTAGTAAGGCTGATTCGGTCGAGTCGGAGCATCTTCGCTTGCCTTGACTTCGAGCATGGCCCATCGATCGCCAAACAGAATGAGGAGATCGGGGATGCCCTGCAGGTAGCTCGAATCGTTCTTGAGAATCAAGCAACCGGGGAACAAAGCCTCTAGCCTCTTAATGAGACCGGGTTGATAGTTTCGCTCTAGCGGCATGCTTGACTCCTTTCACAGTGGAAACCGTAAGCTGATTCTGTCCCTTCTATCATAATCCATGTTTTGACGGCGTGTTGATATCTGCGTGTCATTCAGCTCTGGAGAATGATCGTTCGCTGGGCCATACTTTCAAACCCTTGTTGAGTGAGAGAAGTATGTCTACTTGTAAGAGACCATGGGCCGTTGCCGCTTTCCATGGGTTGTAGAACTGCTTGTGTGTTTCATCTTCCTCGATGGGATAGTAGTCGTCGAAATGTGCTGTCTCAAACTGGTGGTAATACTTGACTGCAAACCACTTAGGGCGCCAGGCCAAGTTGACGACTCTGTTGTTATAGCGATCGCCGTCGAGGTTGATCGGGCAATCGAAAGCGGGCCCATAAACGTTTTTGATGAAGGCGTTGGCGACTAATAACCCAACGGCCCGCTTGTATTGAACCCGGTTCTTTGTGAGCCCTACATGAACCACTCCGCGTTGATTAACCAACAAAGCCATCCGTTGACCGGACTCGTCGTTTCGGACAAATCCTTCGCTACTAACGGAATAGCCAGGGAACGGTCGTATTGGACGCCACTCGACCATCATGAAACACGCACTCTCTTTCTTTGGTACACGGTGCGGACGTATACCGGTACAGAGAGGACGCCACTGATCGATTTGGGACACAACGACTCCCGATGCCAAATGACAAAAATTTTCGAGGAAAACTTTTTAAAACTTCATTACTGATATCTAGATATCAGCTTTTCACTTCTGGGTTGTTTTTCGAAAAATTTTTGTCATTTGGCAGAACGCAGCGTACAAACCCGGACATTCGGACTGTGGCATGTCCTCAGCCAGGGGCTTTTCACAAGATCATCTCTGCCAAATCTGCCGACGTTTTTGGTTTCGCGTGACAAATTTTTGGCAGAGGTCAATGCCGAAACGGGCAATTCGGACTCACGACGAAGCCTTTTCATGATCCGTTTCAGATTTGGCAGCAGATTTGGCAGCCCTCGATCGCACATACTCCGCCTCATTGAACGACTTTTTGGCAGTCAAACATCTGTAAACTGCGTTGTCGATCGTCGAATCTGACTTGAGAATGTAGTAGTGCAACCTCTTGTGTGGGGTATTTAGTCTGTCAATTCTGCCATGTGCTTGATGCCATTGTTTGTACGAATACGTCAGCGAATAGAATGCAGTCGCATCGGTGTCGGTACAGTTCCATCCTTCCGAGCCAGCAACGTACTGTACCAGGTATAGCCACCTGTCGGCATTTGGAATTTCCTCATGCTTGTGCCCGTTCCATTCGGCGATAAGAACTTCGTCGCCCAGGGTGCGGAGCTGTTTGAGTTCGTAATCGAAATTG